CGCGCACTCTGCCTTGATACCCTTGGCCTTGATGTAGTCAGGAATACACTGCGGGTTAGTCCCGCCACCACCTCGCGGCTTGGTGGATTGCAACAGACCAGACAACGCATCACGCTCGTACGTCTCGTGCTGACATATATCTGTATCCCAGTACAGCAAGTCGATTGCTTCGGGAGATACCGACTCACATACAGACTTGACCTCGCCCAAGAACTGCCCGATCTCATTCGCACCGATAGACCCAGACATATCTATGGCGACAACGATGCGACCCAACGTGTTAGAGACACTCGATGGCATGTAAACATCTTGTCCGATCCATCTACGTGCAGGGCGCTTCCACGTACTCTCGTCACGGTCTGCACAATGTGACGTAACGAAATCCCGCAACGCTTCGCGCCAGTCCACCTTCGGCGTCAGTGCATCCGTGATATCCCGTGGAACATTCGCACCCATCTTACCGGCGAGAATCGCACCTTGTCGCAACGCTTGGTCAATCTCGTTGGCGAGTACGTCCTTCTCCTCTTGTGACATCTCATCGGCGTTCTCCCAGTCATGCTCATCGAGCGGATCACCCTCACCGCCACCGCCCTGCTGCTTCAGCAGACGGAACACAGTCCCCGCATCCATGCCACGGAACTTCTCATCCAGACACCCACCCTCGGGTAACTTGACGAACTTACCTTCCCTGTCCTCGTCAAAGATCTGTAGGTTGATGACGTAATCACAGGCGACGTTAGCCAGTCGTGGATCCTCCTTGTACAGGTTCTTCCATGTAGTCAGATGACGGAACGCCTTGTGCTTGGCTTCGTGCAGGATCAACCCGCGCAACTCTGCATCGGTCAACTTCTCCACGAACTTGCGTCCGTACTTCACATCGCGTCCGTTAGTACATGCCGTGGGTACGTCATCGCGTACCTCAACTTTGCCGATCATGAAGATGCCCGAGTACAGGCAATACTTCGGATCGTTCATCAACGCAACGTGTGCCTTCTGTATCCGTTGTTCTACTGTGAGTTTCATATAAACCTCTGTTTATAAATCAGAACATCCACTCGTTAGCCAACGCCCAGTCTTTGAACTCCTTGTTCATCACGCAGAACGACTGCTTCGGCGTACGCATGATTGACTTGGCGAACAGGGCTTGCCACTCCTTGTCCATACGCTGCACGTATGTCATCCACTTACCCAATGTGTCCTTGTCCACACGAGTCAACGCGCTGAACACACAGATACACCGAGCGATAGTCTCGTCTGGCATCTTGGCCGTGCTTGGTGATGTGACGATGGCATCCCACGTGGGCAACTTATCCGCCACGGTGAAGAACGCTTGCATGTCGCGGGCGGCACTCTCCCCGATGACACCTGCTAACAAACTAATAGTCACCGCTGCGCCTAACTTGTCACGCTGCTCTGCGATGTATGACGCCTTCTCCAAAGTACGTGGTGTGACACACGCATCCTGACCCGCCTTCGTTGGATGGTTGATATACGGGTTGTCCTTCTGGTCGCCATCGTCGAACGCAGCCATACAATGTGGAAACTGCTTTACCCATGCGATCACAGTCGGATCGAGACCCTTCGGAATAGCAAAGTCATTGATCCACGTATCAGCATCTGTCTTGCGGATGCGAACCTTACAGACACGGTTGCGAGCATGACGCTCCAACAAGTCACCGACATTCTCGGCCATCAGGTTAGTCGTACCGAACACGATCGACCCATCCGGCAAGTAGTGATCACCGATGCGCCCCTCGTTCATCAGGGTAAGCAACACATTCTTGACAGACTTCATAGCCTTGCCAATCTCGTCGAGCATGATGATGACGGGCTTGCCTAGGTGGAACTTGAACCGCGCATTCGGCGCGAACCTAGTCACCTTCATACCGTTCTCCTCGACGGTATACGGCAACGCGAAGTCACCTAGGTCTAGCAACGTACAGTCGATGTACGCAGGAACATGTGTCGGTAGCATCTCGGCCACCTTCCACAGCATCGCAGACTTGCCAATACCCATCTCGCCCTCGCCAATCAGACAGACCTTGTGGCCTACGGCGGCGACACTCTGGGCGAACTCTTCTAATGAAACTGTTGAACCTAACATGATGCACTCCTTACTGGTTGATACAGATATTCTTTATGCACTTGTCGCTTGGCGACACTCTAATAACGTCGAACAGGTCGTCACTCTGCGCCTCCTGCATGGCGTATAACTTCCTGCGTATTGCCTCGTAGTTGAACCTGTTGTCGTAGCAGAAGTAACTGCGCGGATTGGCTTGTTTACTTCTCGATTCAATAGGCCGGATCTCGTCGGTCAACTCGCACAGCATCGTCATATACAGCGAGTCGTCGTTGGTTGCGTACGTCTCCCACTTACTGAACAAAGACACCGGCAGGTTCGCTATCGCTGGATTACTTACCCGCTCGTCAGCCACTTGCTTGCGTGTCTCGTAGTTGATCCACCCATCCGATAACTTCAGCATGGACTTGGCGAACTTCAGGAACGGCTCGAATAACGTACGTGCTGCCTTGGCTCGCTGCTTGTTCAGTATCTTCACGAAATACTTGTCGAACTCGGGGACATACTGGTCGTTCTCGTCTCGTCGAATCGTCAGCGGCTTCAGTATCGGGATGTAAACATTGTTTATAAGTGCCCACAGTCCTCGATGCTTACGCACCACGATGAACGGCGACCATGCGGTCATAAACTCCGCAGTCGAGATGCTGTTCCACCCGTTGTGATTTAGCGTGATGCTGTTGTCGCGGTTGATGGTCACGCAGTTGGTGTTGTACAGAACGTACGCATACGTATCCTCGTCGATCTTCTCGACTCGCTCCCAGTCACGGCGTCGGTCACCCAATGGCCGAAAGTCTTTCGCTCGTCCACGAATCGGCTTGATGCTGTCGTATAGGTTCTTGATACCTTCGAATGTGTATCGGCTGCTCATTGCTCGCACTCCTCAAACATATCTAGTTGTTTTGGATATCCGATTAGCGTGTCCAGTTTGGGTCGATCCCATGGTCGAACCTCACCGAAATACATATAGCCTTCGTCCAGTAGCCGTCTGATACCCGCAAGGGCGTCGTCAGGTGTGGCCGTGGCCAGACTCTTTAGGGCTTCGATGATCTGGTCGTTAGCCGTACGCTCTTGTGTGTACAGTTCTTCTAGGATCTCGATCTCGTCAGGCTCGTACCTGCCCGACTCGTTCTCCAACTCCTCGTCCCAGTCGATGGTTGCCATGTTGCACTCCTATAAACATCTGTTTATGTATTGTTGTTTGCTTTGTGTTGCTCGTACTTCTCGGCGCAGTAGTCCTCGACCGCAGCCTGCTCTGCCCTATCAACCGCAACCATAATTACGGCACGTATCCACTCGGGCGACTCGGCGGCGTTTGCGTAAATCTTGTCCAATGCGTCTCTCAATATTCTGGTTTCGCGGGTCATAGTTATCTCCTGTTCTCCCAGTGTCATTGCATTATATCAAACTATTGCAGACTTGTCAAGTGTTTTAGACTCTGTTGTTGTGGGGTAGGCGACCGAAAAGCACCCGAGCCACTCTCTGTATTCGCGCTTGTTGTGTAGACGCAGCACCTCCAACTGACCACGGATGCTACGGATCACACAGATATCGCCACGCTTCCATAAGTCCCATCCGACAATCTCGTCGTTCATCTGTAGAACCCTCCCTTGTTGTTGATGCCTTTCAGATCCTCGCGGTTGGTGACCACGATGTAATTCGATTTGTGCATGGGGACGATGGTGTGCTTGTGCTGCCTCGCTGCCTCCTCGCCACACTTCATGCAGGTCGTGTATCCGATTTCGTATCGGTGTCTGTTCATGGGCGAGCCGCATCGGTCGCATTGGTATTCGTTTGCTTCGCTCATTGTGTCCTCGTGTAAACGGTGTTTATAAATCGTGGTGAGTAGCAAGTGCGCGGGGTGTAGTTGAGTGCGCCGAGACTAACTCGTTATAAATCATGGGTTTAGGGGTCTTAAATGTCCCGCTGAGTACGTGTGCAGCGTTTTTTGAGCCGCCTAGGAAGTCCGGTCTGTCTTGCGTATAAAAAATAAACATGTTTATACGTGATAAAATCATCAACCACCGTAAGAATATAAAAAGTGCTACTCATCTACTCACCCCCCCCAAAAAGTGCTTGTTTCCATAATAAAATCAATAACTTAGGTGTGAGTAGCACCTGCTACACACGCTGCACACGCTACTCACGGACTACGGGAAACTAGGGCTTGACAGCGCCGATCCAATTCGATATGCTGCCCTTGCAGCATATCGGTCAAAGCCCACGGGAATCTGCTTCTACAGGCATGATAGTTCGGTGAAAAAATAACCCGCGCCACATGGCGCGGGTCACTTGGTGGGTCTTACTTGTTGACGTACTTCAGGGCAGACTCAAGATGCCCGATGACCATGCCCACATCGAACGGAGGATGTTCGGCATTTTGGCCGGCTTTGATCAGCGCGGCCAAATCTTCGTTGAAACGTGTTTTCAGGTCACGCGCCTTCGGCTTGTCGTCGCCTTCGACCTTCGGTTCCGGCCATGCGTACACATCGCGGATTCGGGAAAAGTAAGAGTGACCTTTACCGCGCTCCGTGACTTTGGCCTTGCCGAATGCCGCCCATGCGTCTTGCTGAGTCTGACTTGCAGCATTCCAATCCTTCGTGCCCTTGCGCGGGACGACCATCTTCATCACCTTGACGGTTTCATCGCCCATCGCGGGATATATGACTTCATCGAGGAAGGCTTGCTTGACTTCATCGAATGCGAGCGCGCTCGCAAAGTCTTGCTTGGCAATATCTCCGACCTTTTTCCACTTTTTCTCGCAAGTCTTTTCAGTACTGATCGCATCCTTGACCGCATTCTTAAGATTGTCGCTGAACATGATTCGCACTCCGTTATGTAAACACTTGTTTATATGTGGCGGCTCATTGCCGCGATTGCCCTATTATAGTCTCATACTATGGGAGAAAAGTCAAGTATTCTAGGTTTTCGAAGTGTAAACACGTGTTTATAAATCGGTCTGGATGCGACCCCACCGTACCCCGCCCCACCCAAATGGCATTAGGAGTCCCGCGTCTCTCTGTACTCTATGATCCGCACATCAGATACAATGTTTTTAAAATCGGTGCTGGCTTCCTTGAGTTCCCCACCCACCACTTAAGGCGCGTCTCGACAAAGCACTCCGGAATCGTAACCGGACCTACCCCACCCCCCGCATATAGAAACACCCCCCGGTACCTCGTTTGGGTCCCATACCCCCACGGGATATATTTGTATTTTTTAAAATAGTTCGTATACTCCACGGCAACGACATCACAGGCACCGTTATGCCGGTTGTTGCAACGCCAGAACTGGGGATTCCGTTCCCATTTGATACAACTCCGGAAGAGCTAAACGACTTCCGCGACAAAGCCGAGGCTCTACTCAACACGGTTGAGGTTCTAGAGAGCGAAGGGCTGTCTGTCCAAGTTACAGACGATGACCGAATGCAGTCTCACGGAATGATGTTGGAAGAGAAACTGCTTCCACCGAAAGACATCACACCTGCTTCGGTAAAACATCTTAATACCATCCTCACCGAGTTTGACCGGGAATTATTCGACGTACATCGTCGGCTCCGGAATTACGTCACGAACAAGCTGGTAATTGAGTCCGCAGATGAAGATGCCAAGGTGCGTCTGAAAGCTCTGGAGCTACTGGGCAAAGTCTCGGGAGTTGGACTCTTTTCGGAGCGTATCGACGTAACTGTGACGCATCGTACGGTGAAGGACATCGAAGAGGAACTTAAGAAAACTCTGCAATTATATGAGGGTGAGTACGAAGTGGTGGACAAAGCCAAGCCTGTGGCACTGGCTGAACTCGACTTAGATGAAGAACTTGGACTGAACAAACCTGAAGTTGTTACGGAAGATGGACCCGAACCTACTCCGTGACGTAGAACAACGCCTGCCTAACCTACCACCTGAATTGCAGCAAAAGGTGGGGCAGCTTCTGGCTGAAGCTCGCAAGGTCGGTACTAAAGAGAAAGCCCAGAACGACTTCATGGCCTACGTTAATTACGTGTGGCCGAGCTTTATCCACGGTAGGCACCACGCGAAGATGGCCAAAGCCTTCGAAAGAGTGGCTAATGGTGAGGTAAAGCGTCTCATTATCAATATGCCACCCCGCCATACGAAGTCTGAGTTCGCTTCGTACCTGCTACCGAGTTGGTTTTTGGGAAGATTCCCGGGAAAAAAGATTATTCAGACCTCCCACACGGCTGAATTGGCAGTGGGATTTGGTCGAAAGGTACGTAACTTGGTCGATTCGGACCGGTACAAAGACGTATTTCCTGAAGTTGCGCTGCAAGCAGACTCAAAAGCAGCAGGTAGATGGGCCACAAACTACGCTGGTGAGTACTTCGCTATCGGTGTTGGTGGTGCGGTAACCGGTAAGGGTGCCGATCTACTCATTATTGACGACCCGCACTCGGAACAAGAGGCGACTCTGGCCGAGGTAAACCCCGAGATCTACGACAAAACCTACGAATGGTACACATCCGGACCCCGGCAGCGTCTTCAACCGGGCGGAGCCATCGTCGTAGTCATGACGAGGTGGAGTAAGAAGGACTTAACGGGTCAAGTTTTGAAGGCCGCAGCACAAAGAAGCGGTGAAGAGTGGGAAGTTATTGAATTTCCGGCAATTTTGCCCTCTGGGAACCCACTTTGGCCGCAGTTTTGGAGCCTCCAAGAGCTAGAAGCCCTCAAACAGGAGCTTCCAAATGGCAAATGGATGGCTCAGTACCAGCAGCAACCAACTTCTGACGTATCGGCCATCGTTAAACGTGATTGGTGGAAGATTTGGGAGAGGGATAACGCTCCTCCGTGCAGTTACATGATCCAGTCTTGGGATACGGCGTTCTTAAAGTCACAACGTGCTGACTACTCTGCATGTACTACGTGGGGAATCTTCGAACACCCGGACGATACGGGAAAAATGCAGAGTAATATCATTCTGCTCAACGCATTTAAGGACCGCATGGAGTTTCCCGAACTCAAAGAGCGGGCTTTTGAAGAATATAAAGCGTGGAATCCGGACAGTTTGATCGTCGAAGCGAAAGCCGCAGGTAGTCCACTGATCTTCGAACTGCGTGCCATGGGTATCCCGGTGCAGGAGTTCACCCCAAGCAAGGGAAACGACAAGATTGCTCGCCTTAATGCGGTTGCTGATATATTCGCATCTGGTAGGGTGTGGGTACCGAACACCCATTGGGCCGAGGAACTGGTCGAAGAGGTCGCCAGCTTTCCATCTGGAGAGCATGATGACTTGGTTGACTCGATGACACAAGCTTTATTGAGGTACAGGCAAGGCGGGTTCTTGCGCTTATCTAGCGATGAACCGGAACCGGAACGATATTTCAAACGGCGTAGCGAAGGTTATTACTAGGAGATTTTAGATGGCTGCAAATATGGATAAAGGTCTGTATGAGGCCCCGTTGGGTTTGGATGCGCTTGCAGCCGACGAAGCGCCAATTGAGATTGAGATCGTTGATCCGGAAGAAGTCCGAATCGGTATCGACGGGCTAGAGATTGAGTTTAATAAGGAAGAACCTCGCGCTGAAGACTTTGATGCCAACCTCGCTGACTTCATGGGCGAGAATGAGTTGCAGAGTCTTGCTTCTGAACTCCTTGGTAGCTACGAGCAGGACTTGGCCTCCCGCAAGGATTGGCTCGACACGTATATTAAAGGTTTGAAGATTCTCGGTATTCGGTACGAAGAGCGAACCGAGCCGTGGCCGGGTGCTTGTGGTGTGTTTCACCCGCTCTTGATGGAGTCGGCCGTCAAGTTTCAGTCTGAGACCATTATGGAGACCTTCCCCGCGATGGGGCCGGTCAAGACCAAAATTATCGGTAAGGAGACTCCTGAGAAGAAGGACTCCGCTGTTCGTGTTGCTGACGACATGAACTACCAGCTTACCGAGGTAATGAAGGAGTACCGGCCTGAACACGAGCGTTTGCTCTTGTCTATGGCTCTTGCTGGTAACGCATTCAAGAAGGTGTACTTTGACCCGTCATTGGGCCGTCAAACAGCGGTGTATATCCCGGCTGAAGACATCATCGTGCCATACGGCGCACCCAACTTGGATACTGCTGAGCGTGTTACGCACCGGATGCGTAAGACCAAGAACGAAGTCAAGAAGCTTCAGTATGCTGGGTTTTACCGCGACATAGACCTTGGCGAACCCATGCGGGTTATGGACGAGGTGGAGAAGCAGAAGGCTGAAGATCAAGGCTTCAGCGCAAGCATGGATGACCGATTCCAGTTGCTTGAGATGCACGCCAATATTGACCTGCCGGGATATTCGGACGTTGATGACGACAACAACGAGACCGGTATTGCACTGCCGTACGTGGTGACTATCGAGAAGGGTACGGGAACTATTTTAGCCATTAGGCGAAATTGGAATGAAGATGACCGACTCAAAGAAAAGCGACAGCACTTTGTTCATTATGGTTACATCCCCGGATTTGGGTTCTACTACTTTGGTCTCATCCACCTTATCGGTGGACACTCTAAGGCAGCTACATCTCTTCTTAGGCAGCTTATCGACGCAGGAA